TTAAAGCTGCAATATAGATTATGTTAGTTGCTTTTATTTTTAGCGTTGGAAAAATAATTTAATCTTTTTTATAATATTACTTGTATATGTAAAATATATACGTATATTTGTAGGGTATTAACGAAGTAACTAAAACAAACGATATGAACTTTCAATTAAAATTAAACGAAGAAAAATTACAATCTTTAAACGGACAGTTAAATTACATTAACGAATGTTTAACTCAATCTGACATTAAGGAATGGGAAAAGAAAGAATGTTTAAAAGTTAAAGGAACTATTGAAATTGCAATAGAAGAAACTAAAAACTTAATAGAAATAAATAAAATAGGTTTTTAATGACGGAAGCAAACAAGATTAAGAGACAGAAAATGTATATAGAAAATGCAATTAATAGCTGGAAACGAAAAGCTGATGGTATTTATTTATGGTGGGAAAAAGAACGGTATTCAAGAGAGTATTGTTATAGACAAATATTATACTTCCAAGACTTAAAATTATAAAAATGAAAAAGAAACTAATTGAAATACCAACTGAGTTATTTGAGAAGATACAGGAGTTAGCAAAGGAAAACGAAAGGAGTGATAATAAGCAGATTGTTTACTTGCTAAAAAAAGCGTTGGAAGAAAAATAATTGCAACTAACGAATTGTGTATAATTTCGTTTTAATGAATTTTACACTTTGTTATTGTTAGTTTGCGTGGTGGAAGTAACCTAATTAATCCTAAACCTTATAGTTAGTAGATACCATAGAGTGTTGAGGACTGGATTAAACCACGCATATTAACTCTAACGCACCGTGTAAAAAAACGTTATTAATTATGGAAAATACAGACGAAAAATTACAGCACCAATTAAAGATGCAAAAAGTTAGGGAAATGAAAAACCCAACTATATTAATGAATACTAAAGATTTAGAAACCTTTATAAAACAAGTAGAAGCCCAAGTAAATAATTTTAAAGTAGGAACACCGCCAACTTACGAGGGATTACCAATAATAGCAAGAGAATACATTGAGCAAGGGAATATAATTATTTGCGATGATGTTATGCGTAATTACATATAACGTTTAGGCTAAGAATTTTTAACCCTTGTGTGCGGTGGGGGATTACACTGCATAATATTAAAACATATTAAGATGGCAAAAATTACAATTACAGATGAAACAATGGTAGATGAGATAAGAACAACATGTACCGAAACTTTACCTAATGGTGAGAATAGATTTCAATTTACATTTTTAAATGTAACATTAGATTTTTCAAAAACTGAGCTTTTGGAATTTATGGAGTTTGGAGAAGAAATGATTGAAGAGGTTTTCCAAAATCAAGATTAATAGAAGTGTTGGCAAAACAAGGGTTAATTATTTTTAGCCTTTGTTATGCTTTCGTTTTAATGAAGCCTAACGTTAAAGCTAAAATTATGTTTATGAGAGAAACGAATAAATTAAATTTAGGTAGTGTTATGTGGAGTTCATCTCTTATGATACTGATACCATTAATGTTAATTATTATTCTAATAGTACGTCCTATCACAAAAAGACATTACGAACCTAAATGGATAACTAAGTGGTATAAAAAAACTGGTAGTAAATTATTCTACTAATTCCACATAATGACTACTGTATGTGGCGTAGCTTTTTAGCTATGACATATAAAGTTTGTTAGCATTAGTGCGGATTATTAACTAATAAAATTAAATAGAATGGATAATTACGAAAAAGAATTAGAACAAATCAAAATCAAATCAAATGAAAGTACTAATTAAAAAAGCAACCTTAAAAAGTTACTGGTATAACGATTATATTGGTGAAATCATAGAGGTAGATGTAGATTCAAAGAATAGAGCTTTAAACTTTGTGTCGGCACAAATAGACTTTTTAAAGGCTCATTAAATAATTAATCGTACATTGCAGTATCAAAGTAGTTTTCTTTCCTTTAAACTCTTTCATACTTAATTGTTTTAAAGCCCTTAGATTCATAACTAAGGGCTTTTTGTATATTTGACATATGGATTTAACAACAGAAGTACTTAACGAATATCTAGATAAGAACAATCTAAGCAAGGATTTCACAATACAAAAGATGGGCAAGGACTTAAACAAGTCAAGAACACTATTCTTTTTAGAGGTGAAAAACCTAACAGTACACAACCCTAGCCAAATGGTAATGCACTACAGATTAGAAAAGGCTAAACCAATGCTTCACACAGCCAAACACATTTCAGAGGTAGCTTATAAAGTTGGATTCGACAGTACAGCTTATTTCAGTAAGTGTTTCAAACAGACTTTTAAGATGTCACCAAGTCAGTACATCAACTCAGAAAGAACATAAGTTATAATATTTACGTATCTTTAACATAAATAAACAGTTATGGAACAAGACGATAAGCTCGACAAAAAAGAGTACTACTTGAAAGAGATAATGATCAGTAACAAAAGAATAGCTAACAATATGTCTTTCTTTGCGTGGATCGTAATTATAAGCTTTTCAGTAACAGTTCTAGGTGGGTTATACTGGATGAGCGCAAATCTATAAAAGACATGAAAAAAGCAGTAATAGCATTTGCAACAGTAGCACAGACAATACTAAGATACTTTACTATTGTAATCGACAGGCTAGTAATGGCTCCATTTATAGGAGTGCCACTTCCAGAGATTAACCACTCCAAACAAGTACCAGTAGTTGACGAATTCACAACAAACGAAGAGATAGAAGAAATCGTTGATTTAGAAGACAGCTTAACAATAAAATACTTCAAAGAGTACTTACCTAAAGCCAGAAGAAGAACATTAAGAACAATTGCAATATCGACAACTATATACATATTCACCCTAGTATCATGGACAACAGTATTTCTAACACTAGGAACAGGAGCAGTAGCATTTTCAGTAACACTACTAATCCAGTATTTAATCAAGAGAGCTAAAAACAAATCTAATGAACGAAACAACGACAATAACCTTTCCTGATTTATTAGCTATACTATGCAACGGAGTACATGAAGCACAAGACTTAGCAATTGAATTCGGATGGACAAACGACAATGATATGTATTTATTAATGCCTATATACAGACTCAATTAAACAATTATGGAGCAATCGACACCAAAAGAAGCTCTTCTAAGCGACGAAATAACAGAAGCTATGGATAGGGTACAGAAAACATCAAAGATATCTCTAAGAGCATTAGAGAACCATAAAGAGGCTAATGAACACTTAGAAGAGTTGTTGGATAGTAAGGCGTGGAAAGAATTACGAGAAAACAATGTCATAGAGGCGGTTAGTAGGCTAAACAAGGAGGAGGCGTTACCGATCAATAAGATTAGATAGAGGTACAACCTTTTACCAATTAACGAATCCTAGCAATAAATGAAATTACACATATTCCATAGCTATAAAGACGTAGGACAAAAGTTCATATCATCTTACTTCCCTTACTTCTTTGATCCACAAGGAAATGATGTAGAATATGGTGTAACACAGAACATGGAATGCAAAAAGTGCGGAAAACACAAACACTATACTTTGAAAATAAGAGGTAAGAAAGAGCACTTAACACCTGATGTAGTAGCAAACATATATAACATTGAATTATGAGTAAAGAAACATTAATTAACGAAACTAAATAACTATGGGAGAAGCAAAAGAAGGAGACAAAAGACTAGGTAATAAGTTTGCTTTAGGGTTAACCACAAATGGACAGCCTCCTGTATACAAAACACCTGAAGAAATGACTATCAAAATAGAGGAATATTTCGCCATTCTATTAGATGACGAAGAGAAAGAATACGAAACAAGACCAACTATGACTGGAATGGCTCTGTACTTAGGTTTCAGCTCCCGTCAAAGCATGTATGATTACGCAAAAAAGAAAGATTTCTCTTACATTGTATCGCGCAGTCAGCAAGTTATAGCTATGTCTTACGAGGAAATGCTATTAACAAAAGTAAGTGCAGGGGCTATATTTGCATTGAAAAATATGGGGTGGGATGATAAGACAGTTATCGAGCAAACAAACATTGAACCACCTAAGATTGAGTTTACAGATGAAGATGAAGAAAATTAACACTAGGATTACAATAGTACTAAATAGGTGGATAAAGCAATGTGCATCTATCATAGACAGTAAACAATGAAAACTATAAAGGCGGAATTTACGATACTAGGAATACAACAATGAAGATAAGCCGTAAATACAAACCACTATTTGAAGTTGTCCAAGGCAAGCACCCTCAAGTCGACACAATAGTACTTACTGGCGGTAGGGATTCAGGTAAATCATTTGTTGCTTCATTAGCTGTTTGTGATGCAGCGGCCAATTATAATCACAGAGCATTATACACGCGTTACACATTAACTTCTGCAAAGGATTCTATTATACCTGATTTCAACGAGAAGATAACAATGCTAGGTTATGAGGATTACTTTCACATAACAAATGACAGGGTTCAATGTGTTCACAATAGAGGCAAGGTAGTATTCAAAGGATTCAAAACAAGTCAAGGAAACCAAACGGCAAATCTTAAGTCGTTAAAGGATTTCTCAATGTTAGTATGTGAGGAAATGGAAGAGTACCCATCATACGACGAATGGGATAAGGTGCAATTATCAATACGTGCCACAGACGTTCAGTCATTAAACATAGGAATACTCAACCCAACAACAAAGAAGCATTGGGTATACCGTGAGTTCTTCGAGAATAAAGGAGTTAAGGGAGGGTTCAACGGGATCAAAGGAAACATACTATACATTCACACAACTTATTTAGATTTAGGTAAGGAGTTTATAGCCCCTAAGAACTGGAGGAAATACGAGGCTGCAAGATTGATATTTGAGAAGTTAGACAAGCTAAGTACTAAGGATAGGTTGTTATCAGACAGGAAAGAACTTAAGATTTACAAATACTATAAATATACTGTTCTAGGTGGTTGGATGGAAACAGCAGCGGGTGTAATATTTGAAGACTACGACACTTACGATGAGCTTCCAGAAGATGTTGAGAGTAAGTTATGGGGGTTAGATTTTGGCTACTCAAAAGACCCTACAGCATTTGGAGAGGTAAACGTAGCGCCAGATGATCTTTATCTTAAGCAACACATATATGAAACAGGGCTATTAAATAACGACCTAGCAGACAGGATTAACATGATACTAGGAGATGAGGAAACCTACATCATTGCAGATCATGCTAGACCTGACTTAATAGATGATTTAAATAGAATTGTAGGTGAGAAAGGCTACAACTTTGTAGTGCTTCCTTGTGATAAAGGCCCAGGTTCTGTACGTGATGGATTAGAGAAGATGAAAGACAAGAATATCCACATACACAAAGACTCTAAGGACTTTTTAGACGAGGCTAACCACTATCATCAAATAGAAGTTATAAACTCTAAAGGCGAGACTGTGTATCATATTGTAGATAAGGACAATCACCTTTTCGATCAGGCACGCTATTCGTATTGTAAGTTCTATTAACACTTGCATATCAAATATATTTTACTAACTTAGCGTTATCAAAAGTGAACTAGGGAATCACAAGAAATTTAGAATTGATAGTATCTCGCATTAGAAAGCCTTCCCCTAGTTGGCGTCTAATGTGGGGCTATCATATGTAAAAACAATTATATTATGGATTATAAGCAAAAGCAAAGACACTTTAAGAATCTATCAAATCGAGTAACTAATATTTGGACAAGAACTGAAATGGTTGGACTTCGACAGGTGGGAGTTCCTTATGTAAAAGCAGTACACGGGTTGATCGGAAGTGACAAGGTAAGAGCAGAAAAAAGAGCTAACGAACTAAGTAAGCGTAGAGCATAAAACAAACCACCCCCATCGTCTATGTACTTTGGGGGTTAACAATTAAGATTATGACAAAGGACGAAATACAGAGTAGAGAACAAGACAAGCTGAGTAAGTTTAAGATCAATTATTATTACTTAGCTACAGGCATGGAGGGTATTGCAGACACATATCCAGAGAAGATAATAGAAGCTAAGACTAAAGACATGGCTGTTTATATTTACCTATTAATGTTCATGGCTGAGACTGATACTAAAATAATAGAAGTCGATAAATCTAATGGAAGCAATGGTTATTCTTTTACTTCATTTAGTGAGTTTGTAGAGGTTAACGAATGTCACAAGTATTGGGGGGTGTCAGTAGATAAATTAACAAATTAAGATTATGAAAGAGATTTTAGCAGTAGTAGCAGTAGGTGTATTGATAGCATTATTTGTATCGTTTTCAAGTAGTGACAGTAAACAAATGCAAGAACACTTAGGAGAGACGGTAATAATAGATGGCGACACATCAACAGTAGTAGATTATAGCACATGGTCAAACACCTACACTTTAGGTAACGGTAAGACTATATCAGAAGAGCTAATTAAAAACAAGTAGAACTATGAATCATACAAGCTTCCCTCAAGTCGACATTGAACAGCTAGATTGGATAAGTATAGATGAAAACAATAAAACATACATTACTATGGAACAAGTAACACTAAACAAAGAGACTTATGATAGGCTCATGGATATTGAGTTAGCAAATAATCAAGAGATTGATAGGCTCAAAGATATAATAGAAGAGTTTCAAAAAGACGGAGTGTCAGTTGACATAACTAGAGATATAACCTATTATAGTAAGACTATCAATTACAAATTATTCACTAAAGATGAGAAACTAAAAGCTATAAAGGAAGAAATGTTATATCAGATAACCCTTGCCGATAATAGTAGTGAGAATTATAAGAAACAATTCAAGGAAAGGGTAGACAAGATTTACAATAGAAACATCTTACAGAGAATATTCAATACAAGAGTTAAATAAAGAGAAGTATGATAACTATAATTATAACAACATCACTTATTGGACTTGCTCTTTATGTAGGTGTTCTATATGGTAAAAGAATTATAATATGGGTAAACCAACTATTCAAAAGGAGTCCTAACAGGATAAAAAAGGAAGATATTACAGAACCAAGCCTGTATGATGAACTAAGGAGGTCTGCACAAAATGGATCGGTAGCAGCAAGAGAAGCGTTAAAGGATCGTAGTATTTTCGAATCATATTCGTCAGGAAGAAAGTATAAAAAGTAAGTCATGAGTAGATATTATTACGAATACACGTGCGTTCAAGGTGGAGCGATTCAACGCAAGATAGTAAAAAGACCAACATTAATAAGCAAGGTTAAAAACAACATTTCAAAACGGTTCAATATTAAATACTCACTGCCAAAGCTATCTATTGCAAAAAAGAGTGATAAATACTATTGTGAAGATCGTAATAGATGGTGTACTGAATACGTTTTTCTTGGACTGATCACGCTATACAAATTAACGCTTAACACAAAAAGGGATAAGTGGTCATTTCGAAAGTCAAAAAAGAGAATCACTAAAGCAAGAAAAACAACATTACTTTAAACCGATACTAGACGGTAATATCTAGGTAACTAAATAAACAATATAATTATGGGGTACAGAGAAGATGAGAAAGCAGAAAATCAAAAAATCGCAACAGCTTTTTTTAAGTGGGGTACAATTTTAGGGCTTTTTATAGCTCTGGTAGTGTGTGGTAGTATGATAGGATGTCCAAGCTACAATGTTTATAGTGAAGGAATGTCAGGAAGAGCCGAGTTAGAAAAAGCAAAACATAACAAACTCATAACAATCGAAGATGCCAAAGCGAAAAACGAAGCAGCAATTAGCAAGGCTCAGGCTAAGATAACAATGGCTAAAGCTCACAATGAATCAATGATTATCAAAGCTGAAGGGCAAAGACAAGCAGACAGCATTAGAGCTATTGGAGTAGCTAGAGCAAATGAGATTATTGGAGAATCTTTAAAGGGTAATTCTGATTACTTACATTTCTTGTGGATTGATCAGCTTAAAGACGGAGGTCAAAAGGTTTACATACCTACAGAGGGTAATTTACCAATACTAGAAGCAAGAGATAAATAATCCGTATATTAGTAGTCACTGATTAGCTTCAGTATAGTTTTACAGGTTAGGTTAAGGGTGGTATTAATTTACTGCCCTTTTTTATGCGCTATAGCGGTTAGATTTTAATCACAATTGACAAGTTTTTAACCAATGTTATTTATTTTGGTTATATTTGAATCATCCAACCGCGTTGGAACGTCTATAAAGAGAACCGCGTTCTCATCAATCATTAACATAACATTAAATAAAAATGGCAAATTTTGACACGTCGGCATGGGCTAAAGGCCAGTCGCAGTTGATGAATATCTATAAGGATGCAGAGATGAGAACCATCGACCCTGTTGTCTTGAAAATGGTACTCTCAACTACTGGTATTATGCTACCAGATTACAAAGTATTAAAAGTATCAGAGCAAAGACCTGTAGAGGGTAACTTTTTAACTAGAACTTCAAGAGCATTGGGTGTTGGTGGTAGAACACATAACCACTCAGGTGCACAAGGTGTTTCAGCTATTAAGTCTTTCACATGGCTTACTTATGATGATAAGATCGTAACTACTGTAAAGGAAGCGAACAACTCTATCTTTACATTAGAGCAAACACAAGCTAACAAACTTCAAAACGTTTCTGAGAATTTCGCAGAAGATTTAGAAGCTAAGGCGAGTGCTTTTATCACAGCTAACAGAACGAATATTAACATCGCTACAGCGGAGGGTACTTTCGATCCTGTTACATTCTCTTTTGAGATTACAGAAGCAACAAACGGAAACAGAGCAATTCAAATTACTAAGTCAGTAATGAAGCTGAACAAGTACGCGAAGTTCAAATACGTTGTTGTTTGTGATACTGTAGCATTTAATAAATTTGAATTCGATGCAGCACAAGGAGCGCAAAACAGCACTAACCTTTCATTCCAATACCAAAACGTAACGTTCATTCATGATATTAACTTATCAGCAGCAGCAGCAGCAATTGACCCAACGTATACTAAAGGTTTTTGGGAAGTAGTTCCTGAAGGATCGGTTTCGGCTCTTCCTTGGATTCCAACTCAAAACGCACAAGGTCTGATTACTCCTGAGAGTATGTACGCTAATATCTTTGATCCTTTGACGACATTGCAACTTGCAACACACTCATACTGGACAAGAATTGACGGTACAGCATTAGGTGGAAATACTCAAGATACTTCATTAGAGACACAGTTCTCTGTTGATATCGCATTGAATACAGTTCCATTAACAACGGCAACGGAAACTTCGATTTTCGCATTTGCTTTAGTTTAATCGTTGATGTTTAGCGTTACTAAAATAGCAAGTCTTTACGGGGCAGTCGGAGTTCGGCAGCCCTTTAATGCTACGTACGCTATAATCGACGCTGCAAATCAAGTGAGTAGATCGGGGCTTTATGTTACTGACAACCCTATATGCAAAGTTGAATACTTAAAAGACACACAAGATTATAATGATATAACTGATGCTGATTTCAATCTGTTCTTAAAAAGAATGCAGGAGGATAGTATTATGAGTGTCGCAAGGTCTGTGTTTAATGAGTCTGACTATGTAGATAGGCAAGTGTTGTACCCTTACGCAATGAATAAGGTAAACACAGTAACTTTACCTTCTGCGTTTGTTGGTGAGAGAATAGAAGTATCAATTGAAAAGAATGTAGCTTTTGAGATTACGCGAATTATGCTAGATTTTGAAGGTGCAGGAGATTTAGATATACTTTTGTTTAATACCTCACAGACAGCGCCGTTATTTAGTGAACTAGTAACAATCACATCGAATCACCAAGTAGTTGATCTTAATTGGAAGGTTGACAACTCTGGAGATACTTATAAAGGTGATTATTATCTAGGTTATTTAACTAACACGGTAGATATTGGAACTCTCAAACCTTACGCTAGGGATTACGACAGAAGTAACATTAGGTCTATTACATCAATGCTACAACTCACACAAGTTCAGTTTTTAGGACACACAACGGCTACAATGCCAGACCTAACGACTAAAGAGGGTATGAGTGATTCGCATGGTATGAATACAGACATAACGGTTTACGATGATTTCACTGATTTGATACTACAGAATGACACGCTTTTTCATCAAGCTATTAATCTTGAAATGCAAATTAAATTCTTAGACACTTATTTAGCAACACTACGAAGTAATCGCAGTGAGAGAAACGCTAAGGATATGTCTTTACAGATTTTAGTTGAGCTAAACGGGACAAATAGAGAAGATCAAGTTAAAGTTAAAGGACTTCGCAGTGAGCTTTACGGCTCTATTGCTATGATCAAGAAAGAAGTTAAAATGCTTTCGGAGGGTTATTTTGGTGGTAGAATACAAGTTTATACAATAACGTAATGGCGCTCATAGAAAAAACAAACCCAGTAGGATTAGATTTGCGCATAGGTAAGTTTAATTCTTATTTATATGGTAGGTTGGCGTTTTCTGATTATGAGAGTTATCCGCGTATATATTCAAATGAGGTAAAAGAAAAGGGTAGAGTAGTTTTAGTTCCAGAGCATTACGTTAGTCGAGATGACTATATAAACGTTGCTTTTGACGACAACTTTGAAATATCTTCATTCTATTACCAAGAGGATAGAGATACGCACGATGAGCAGACAGGTACAGTGCGAGTGTCATTGATAGTTCAAGCCCAATTAGACAAGTTATACCCTAGTGCACCGCACAGGTTTGACGAAGAACTAAAAGGGACTATAGAGCAGATATCAAATAAGTACTATGCATACGATCAGTTTAAGCTTATCGGAACATACACGACAGTTGAACAGGTTTACAAAGACTTTACAACTAGTCATTTAGAATACAGTAATATGCACCGTTTTTACGTGGTGCGATTTGAATACTTAGTTAGGTATAATCCTAACGAACAATGTTAATTATTAAAAAATAAAAATTATGGCAATAGCAGGATGTGATTGCGGTGGTAAATTAGGTAACACTGGTTTCCCAAGCGTAAAGCCTTTTGGTCTTACGGTAGGATTTGTAATGGTTCCTATCCGAGCAGATGACGGCACAAGAAATGGTCTAGATATGACCAACTTAACAACTCTAGGTCAAGACTACCTAGATTTACTGAACAACCCAGACCCAAGTAAGAGAGGATACCCTTATTTAGGACTTGTTAACGTGACTCATGAAGAGGCAGATGCAACTTATGAGACATTTGACAATGGAGAGCGTACAAAAACAAGAGACGGAATAAAGACTATTAAGTATGAAGTTTCTGGAGTGACTAACCAATTTTACAAGAAAACATCGGAAGCGTGTGTAGACTTCGGTTTATACGCAATTGATGGATGCGGAAACTTAAAAGGGCAGTTAGAAGGTACTAACCTTTACCCTAGACCAGTTAACAGAGGGTCTTTCAATTCAACATTTATCGATGCGATAGCAGATGCTACTACAAAGGTTATGTTCGAGATGGATTATGGGTTTGTAACAAATGACGGTGATCAATGGATGGTTGCTCAAAGTTCTTTCACTCCAACTATTGATCCTTTAGAGGGATTAGGGATGATCGACGTTCAGTTCCCTACAATTGTTGTTGATTCAGCTACACAGATCACAGTTAACGCTAGTTTCTGTTATGGGTATGCAAACGCTAAAACACCTTGGACGGGAGCTACTTTAGCAGACTTCTCTTTAACTAATATTACTACTCCAGCAGTTATTGCTGTAGCGAGTGCGACTGAGAGTTTAACAGTACCTGGTGAGTATGCAATTACTTTCTTAGCACAAACAGCACTAGATGTCGTTGAACTAGACGCGTTTAGAGCAGCTTCAGGTAGTTTAATTAATGGTTACGAAGGAGAAGAAACAGGCTTTGTAGCACTATAAAACTTGAATTATGATTGTAATTAAATACAAGAATATCGAGATTAACGGAGACTTGATGAAAACTTTAACACTTAAGAAGGCGGTAAAACTTTGGAGTAATGTTCCTGAAGATTTTATTACTGAAGAGTGGGAAAAGCTCAATCCGAAAGCGAAAGCAAAGGTAGAGACAAAACAAGACTCTGAACAAGAATCATAAAAATACGGGGGCTGCTTCGGTGGCTCCCTAATTTCTTTCTTATGGCAATTGGACAAAGTAAGTTACATGCTAGGCTTAGAAGAGGCAGGATTCTATTCGACTCTAAAGCATGGGTAGATACTTTCACACCAAAGACAAAGAGGGAGATACTTGATTTAATCAGAGAAGGTCAACTAAGAGATCAAGGAATTGATGGAGATGGTGACTTTATAGGCTTTTATTCGTTTGCTACACAATTGATAACAAACGGCGAGAAGCAAGAGGGCGACCATTATACGCTAGAAGATACGGGGGAGTTTTACAGATCAATGTTTATACGTGTATTCGCAGATAGCTTTGAGATAGTAGCCAACGGTCAAAAGGATGATGATAATTTATTCGATAAATACGGAGAACAAATAATAGCATTAACGGATGAGAATTTGGAAAAGGTTGCGGTTATGGTACGTGAGTCGTATGTTAA